GGCAGCTTGACAGGTCATCCATGACCTTGGGGGAACTTCTAGCCCTTGCGGGCGAGAAGAACCTCCGTCCACCAATACAGGCGGACGGACCCACCCACGATATCGGTCATCACTGGCCGATATCTCACCCACTTAGACCTTACTTTAGAGGTCCCTAGTGAATGCCTACTGCTCTCATACGGGATGTCCCTGCGGTTGGTGAACCACAGGAACAGAGCCCTTGAATCGTAGCATCTGACAACTCGGCCCTTAGAAATAAGAGCCCTGAAGGCAGGCTGCCATGGTCCGAACCCCTTTCCCTCAGGAAAGGAGCGTATGAGCCCTAGCCTATAACAGTCCCAAACGTCTATAAAGACGCAAGAGGCTGTATCTAGGACCGGGGGACCCAACGGGAGTTTAAGCTCCTCGATAATTCGAGAAGCATATTCCCAGAGGGCGCCTCCGACCGACCCGAAGCTCATGATGTTATTCATGAACAGGACCCAGTCCCTTTTGGTCGATAACGACTTGAGGAACAACGGAGTTATTAGAAAACCTCCATAGGCATGAATCCCACAAGACTCACGGTAACAACCGTAAGAACGTGCGGGGTGTTCCTGCGTTTGAAGGCAATCCTCGATAATTCCGCTAAGCCATGTGCCCAACCCGTCTGGAGATCCGCTTCGGTCATTTCCATCCCAAGATGTTGAGAGGTTCCGTCGTGATTCTGCATCTTCAAGGGAAATTTCTCTCCCGAGTCGATCCAGACCATTCCGGACTCTCTCTCCATAAATTGGAGGTGGTAAGTACCGTCGAGAATCAACAGTCGGACTGCTAACATGGCTTTTCTCCTGGTTAACTTCGAATCCTAAGTACGAAAGTAAATCGTTGAGCGGCTCGAACAACTCTGTCTCGATGACTATATCGTCACCATAGACAGAGAAGTTCTTGCTACCCAAAGACTTACAAGCGGCAGCGAAAACCAACGTCTCAATGGTAAAGGTATAACCGTTACCCATCGACGAAAGCTTATGGTAGGGGTGTAAAACCCCATCCCTAGACTTCCAACAAGGAGACCGTGTAGCTAAGAAGTAATCCACCCAACCTCTCGAAAAGAGGAGGTGAACTACATTCAGAGCCAAACGGTCACTTGCTGCCTTCAAATCAACGGTACACAGTTTCCCGTGTACCGAGGATTCTACGGCTAAACGTTGGTTACGAGACTGGTCTGAGAGGTCGGTATTTAACCGACTCCTCAGTAGTCGCTTACAGTACGAATCGAATGCTAACTGAAGAGCGATATTGCCCTCAGGTTCGCAAGCTATCGTTCTGTGCGTT